CCGCAGATGGCTTGGTTCTACTTGGTCTGATAATGTTATTGGTCTTGGAACAGAAAAAGAATATATTTGGGATGCCTCTAATAAGCAATGGAATGAGGTCTAATCATGGCTAATTCTAATGGCGGAGTAATAGGTGTAGATAATCCAGCAGTCGTTCAACCTGAAGTAATAACAACTTTTAATTCTAGTGGCACTTTAACAACTACTCCATATTCAACAGCAGCTTCTTATTTAGTTGTGGCTGGAGGCGGTGGTGGAGGAAATACAAATGGTGGCGGTGGCGGTGCAGGTGGTTTTCGTACTTCAACTGACAATAGTTTTCCTATCAATGCTGCTACATCATATCCAATTACAGTAGGAGCAGGTGGTGCAAAAGGAGCAGACAGGCAACGAGGAAGTAGTGGGGGTAATTCTGTTTTTTCTACCATAACCTCTAATGGTGGGGGAGGCGGTGGTGGTTCTGCTGGTCCAAACTCAGGTAATCAAGATGGTGGTGCAGGTGGTTCTGGTGGTGGTGCAGATGGAAATTTGAATACAGCTAGAATAGGCGGTGCAGGTAATACTCCCCCAACAAGTCCATCTCAAGGAAATCCAGGAGGTAACGAAGCTACAAGTCCAGCAACGCCAACCTACGCAGCAGGTGGCGGAGGTGGAGCTGGTGCTGCTGGTGCAAATGGTTCAGGACCAGGTGGCGGTGGTGATGGCGGAGCAGGTTTACCTTCAACCATATCAGGCTCAGATGTAACCTATGCAGGTGGCGGAGGAGCGGGTCAAGCTAATGGCGGTCCTGCTGGTGCAGGTGGAGCAGGTGGCGGTGGAGCAGGAACAACTTCTCCTGGTATCGCAACTGCTGGAACTGCTAATACTGGCGGTGGAGGTGGTGGTGGACACGCTGGAGCTACTGATCCAGTTTCAGGTGAGCTTACAAATGCCGCAGGTGGTTCAGGTGTCGTTATCGTTAAAGAAGCTGGAGGACATTTAGGTTCAGGAATATGGGATATGAATTCAGTATACGATGCTGTAAAAGCAGGAACATGGAGTAGCTAATGCCTAGATTAATCGGAGCAACACAATCAGTAACAACACAATCAGCAAAAGTTACCACTTTTAATAGTTCAGGAACATTTACAGCACAACCATTAACATCAAGTGCTTGGGTATTAGCTGTAGCTGGTGGCGGTGGCGGTGCTGCTGTAGGTGCTTCAGGTGGCGGTGCAGGTGGACATTTAGAAGTTCCTTCTCATCCTGTGCCTTTAAGTGGGGTACCAGTAACAGTAGGAGCAGGTGGAGCAGCAGGAGAATTTGATCCGCAGGGTGGAATCGAACCAGTAACTAAAGGAAAAGTAGGAAGTAATTCAGTGTTTGGAGCAGCATCTCCTCTTACAGCTATAGGTGGTGGCGGTGGAGTCAGAGGTATTTCAGGCACACCAAAAGCAGGTGATCCAGGTGGGTCAGGTGGAGGTGGCTATCGTGGTGGTGCAGGTGGTTCAGGAACTACAGATCAAGGAAATGCAGGTTCAACTGCAACTCCTGGTGCAGTTTTGCAAGGTGGTGGCGGTGGAGCAGGTGCAGCAGGTGAAAGTAGGTCAGCACCACAACCAACATCAGTCCAATATTCAGGAGCAGACGGAGGAGCAGGTAAAGCATCCTCAATTACTGGTTCATCTGTAGTTAGAGCAGGTGGCGGTGGAGGTGGTTCAGTTGGAGATGTTCCAAGTGTACCTTTCACAGATGGAGCAGGTGGCTCAGGTGGCGGAGGACCAGGAGGAAGATACGATCCAAGTAATCCTACAGGACCTTATGTCGGAAGTGGCGGTACAAACCTCGGAGGAGGAGGAGGTGGTAACACTACTTGGGCAGGTGGAGCAGTCGATCAAGCAGGAACAGGTGGCTCAGGTGTTGTTATAGTTAATGAACCTGAAGTTAAAACAGCATCAAGTTGTTGGGATATACGACAAGTCTTTAGACAAATCAAAGCTGACGATTGGGTGAGCTAATAACAACCTATCTTTTAAAATACATCTAAACTATACTTATCTCTTAAAAGAGAGAAGATGAATCTAAAATATTATTACTGGTACTTTAAATCAGCCATACCTGAAAGAATATGTGACGATATTGTTCGATATGGTAAAGAGCAAAATAAAGAAATGGCTCTTACAGGCAGGGCTGATAAAAATAATCTTACTAAACTAGAACTTAAGAACATTCAAAAGAAAAGAAAATCTGATATTGTATGGATGTCTGATAGATGGATATACAAAGAAATACAACCCTACCTACATCAAGCAAATTATAATGCTGAATGGAATTTTGAATGGGATTTTAGCGAAGCTTGTCAATTTACTGAATACAAAAAAGGTCAGTTTTATGACTGGCATTGTGACTCACATATTGAACCTTATAACCACTCAGATAACCAAAACACACACGGTAAGTTAAGAAAACTTAGTATGACTATATCCCTCACTGACCCTAAAGAATATGAAGGCGGTGATTTAGAGTTTGATTTTAGAAACACAGACGAAGGCTCACAACCAAGAATATGTGAAGAAATTAGAAAAAAAGGTAGCGTGATTATCTTTCCATCTTTTGTTTGGCACAGAGTCAAACCAGTAACCAAGGGAATACGACACTCCTTAGTGTGTTGGAATTTAGGATATCCATTCAGATGAGTTTTAAGAAAAACAAATACCAAGTAATTAAAGGTGCTATATCAACAGAGTTAGCAGATTTTTGCTATCAATACTTTTTAAATAAAAGAGCAGTCGCAAGACATTTATTTGATGAAAAATACATTTCACAATTTACTGAATATTTTGGTGTATGGAACGATCAACAAATACCTGAAACTTATTCACACTACAGCGATATAGCTATGGAAACTTTATTGCAAAAAGTTAAACCTATTATGGAAAAAGAATCAGGCGTAAAGCTAACTGAAACTTATTCGTATGCAAGAATCTATAAAAAAGGTGATGAGTTAAAAAGACATAAAGATAGATACTCTTGCGAGATATCTACCACTATGAATTTAGGTGGTGATGATTGGTCAATCTTTTTAGAGCCATCAGGTGAAGAGGGCAAAGGTGGTATAGAGGTCAAACTAAAAGCAGGCGATATGCTTATGTATCGTGGTTGTGAATTAGAGCATTGGAGAGAACCTTTTGAAGGTAAAGATTGCGGACAGGTGTTTTTGCATTATAATGATGCTAGTGGCAAAAATGCCGAAAGCAACAAGTATGACGGCAGACCTATGATTGGATTGCCATCATATTTTAAAGGAGCTTAATATGGAAACATTAATACCATTAGCAGTAATAGTAGTAGTTTTGACTTGGTCTGTAAAAAAATTCAAGCCTGAACTTTGGAGCAAAGCAACAGCTTTATTTAAAAAATAAAAAACCCCTCATAAAAAGGGGCTTATTAGAAGCGACTCGCAACTAGAAATCAGCCTTGTCAAACAACTCATCAATCATAATGAACTGACCTGCAAAGTCACCGACCTTGGTTCTCTTGTCAATGCGAGTTGCATCTTCAATCACCTTGTAAATCTTTTTGGAATATTCCCAGTCAGGATTTAGGGTATCGATTAACCCTTGATCTAGCATGATCGCAACGGGCGTAACATTGGTCCCACCGCCATCTTTGTCTATAACCAAGATTACAGCAGGCTCGCCATTATCAAACTTTCCTGCCATCAACCTTAGTTGATCAGAATTGTGTTTGATCATAGCCATTTTTTCGTAACACTTTTGTAGTGTAGTTTTCATATTGATTCTCCTATATGAAGTTTTATGATAAAGAACCACTTCTTTACCTATAGTTAATCTTACACTAATAAAGTGTTCAAGTCAACACTTATAGAAAAATAAATTAATATGTTATATTGGCAACATGAATGAATTTACTCAAATAATTAACGAGGTAGGCTTTCCAATAGCATCCGCTTTGGGTTTGGGTTTTTTTATATGGAAACTTATTAATAGAATTATTGATGGCATGGAAACCAAGCTTGAAACTTTAGATGACAAAGTGCAAACAAGTTTGGATACAATGGAAGAACGGGTGTCTACCAAATTAGATAGCCAGTATGGAATTATTGTAGCTTTGATTGATAGAGTTAGAGCCTTAGATAATCAAAGCATTAGACAGGATGTTTTATTGAAAACTTTATTGGGTGTACCTAATTTAATAGACATAGATAAATTAGCAAAAGCAGATAGAGATGATCAAAGAAAAGACTAAAATGACATTTTGTCAGTTTTTAAAATGACATTTTGTCAGTTTTTTAAAATGACATTTTGTCAGTTTTTTAAAATGACATTTTGTCAGTTTTTTTGAGTAGATTTTAATTTTAGTCGAGGATATACTTTAACTTTTACATACAACCATGAAATTTAATTTAATTAAAAATGTAGTAGGAGCCATAGCACCA